GCTATTCTATTTTTCCTTTAGTTTTTGTTCAAAAGGTGGTTGATAATCGTTATGATTAGTAACTAAGTCTATGAATGTGTCCATTCTCATAGCAACAATAGGATCATCATAGTCTTGTTTCATTACCAATGCATCTGCCTTACCCATCCAATTCAGTATTGTTTTAAAACCATTACCATTTTTTCTTGCCTTAACTTCGAGAATTAATCTTGGTCGGTATATAGATATATCATGAGGAAAGTCTGACAATGCACCTGATAGGGGCTGACGTTTTGCATCAACCCCTTTCTTCTTTAGAAACTTAACTAGTTCATTCTCTACTCTGTAACCTTTTCTTTTTGATGCTGATCCCCCCATTAATCTCTCACAAGTTTCTTGTCAATTACAGGATAGATACTTCTGCTTTCAGTTGCTTTACCTATACGGACTATTAGTTTTTTATTCATTAAATCTTTTATAATCCTGTAAGCATTTGATGTTGCACCTAGATCACAATCATTTGCTATCTCGTTATATGTGGGACTGATCTTATTCTTATCTACATATTTAATAAGATAATTGTAAACATCTGACTGTCTTTTAGTGAGTGCCTTGATACTACTTCTTTCAATGTCCTGTTCTGAATACATATCGCACCTCTTAGAATGGTATGTTTACGTCATCATCAGATGGACTGCTGACACTAGGTTTACTACTTGGTGCAGGAGCATTGTCTGATCTTGAATCCATCATCTCCATCTTTGCTTCGAACCTATCTAAATGTATCTCAGCAGTCTTAGTTTTATTGCCTTCTTTCTCCCACTCATTGTAGGTAAGTCTGCCTTGCACTAATATCTTACTGCCTTTTGATACATACTGTTCTATTCTTTCTGCTAGTACAGAATCCCAAACAACAATCTTATGCCAGTCTGTCATCTTTTCTCCTCTAACTTTCTTGTGAGTAGCAAGATTAAATACTGCATATTTATCTCCGTTATCTCTTGTTTTAATATCAGGATCTGCTCCTAAGTTTCCAATCAAAGTTATTACGTTATACATTTGTTTTCCTTTCTAGTTGATTGTAAATTGTTTTTAGATTATCTAACCATCTCTTGTGAGATGTAGCCTTTGGTTCTATGTAAGCTATAAATTCACTTGGTAATGGTAGCTTACGATACTTCGCAGTCTTGATGAAGTTAGTTACGCACTCATCTAAGATTGCTTTGGGATATCCACCTAAGATTATAAAGTATTGTTCTAATCCTAGATCAGTTGGAATATCACAAGATAATGTACTGGCAATAGTTTCGATAGCAACTGCTATGTCTTGACTGCTAGCACTACTGATTCTTTCTTCCCATATTGGAATGAAATCTTTTATATCTTTGTCAATGTTTCTTGTAGCTGAGAAGTCTGGCTTGTTCTGCCTGTGTTTGATCTCGTAAATTCGCTTGATCATAGAGTCGCTGACGTCTGCCTTGAACAAACTCGGTGCTTGTTGTTTGCTTAGAAACTCTTTCTCGCTTGTAGATAACTGCATTTCGTAACCACTTTCTAAGGAGTGATCCCCAATCGGTTGCAGTTTTGTTTTGAGATCTGTAATAATCTCTGAAGTTTTCATATTCTGTGTCATAATTTACCTCTCCAAATTCTTGTATCAATTCAGCTATCTCATCATCACTCGGATTGTAATGATCTACGTGATGTGCTTCTGCTGATAAGTTTAAATATAATCCAAGTGCTTCACACCAATTAATAAAGTTCTCTGCATTTGGTTCGCAATCTTGTCTTTCCCATTTGCCAACGTTGTTTGTTGACACTCCTATTTTGTCACTCACTTCCTCGATAGTAAGTTTCAAATATAACCTACGTTGTTTGAGTAGCCTGACTATTTCTTTGTACATATTTCTTTCCCCTAATTTGATTATGTCCATCTATGATTATATTGTAGGTTGAATGAAGGATATCATATTGTAAGTAATTGTTTAACTTTAAAAACTTGATATCCAAACTGTACATTTCCCACGTATCCATAGCTTCTTGTTTAGTAACTGTGTTCATTAATCTACTGTATATCTTGTCATATATCTCAGTAGTTTTATTGAGCATAGCTTGATTCATTTCATACCTCATTGTTTATTGGAGATTTGTTTGCTAAGTCTTTGATCTTATCTGTTGCTGGAACATTCTTTTCTTTTTTAAAATCTTCTGCATCATCATCTGTATACAAATACCCATGTGCATTTGCTAACTTCAATACGCATCTATCTACTGCACGTTTTTCTGCCATAGCATATGGGTACTGGTTTTTATTATTATTTGGTGTTGCTTCTCCTAAACTTTCAATTGTTGTTTTGCCATCAGCAGTAGTTAATATACATTTCACTACAACATCAGGAGAAAAATTTAATACTTCAAGTTTCCAATTGTACCCCTCAGTTAGTGCTATTTTTTCTACTGCTCTATGTGAAACAATCCACGTGCCTTTTCTTTGTTGCAGCTCCCAGAAATCTTCTCCAGTTAAGTTGTATTTTTCTCTGAAGTTTTTAATTAATTCTTCTGTGTAATTTTTGTTTGCCATTGTATCTTTCCTTATCTATTTTGTTATTGTTATTAGTTTAATCTATGATGATTATTATATCAATCATTAATTTCAGGTGGTGTTTTATTTATTACATACCCCCAAAATGCCTTTTGCATTTCGACCAGTCGTTCGATAAACGCATCATCTCTTTCTATTACTTGAAACTTATGATCTTTGTTCCCAAATATTCCAGAGATAATACATCTATCACAATCAAAGACGTTCATATAATGTTGCATCTGTGGATTGTAACTCTCGATCAGATCACTCAATGTTTTTAATTCGCTAGTATGTTTGCATTCAATGATGCATTTTTTACTGGGTATATATCCATCAAGATGTGCATATAAACAAAGTTTATTTTTGTCATCAAGATCTATAAACTTTTCTTTCTTTAGATCTCTCCAATCAGTAGAGTTTAATATATGGTTTGCTTCTACTTCAAATATATGAACACCTTTATTGGTTTGTTTCTTTTCTGATCTAAGTTTTTTCATCAGCCATTGCATATTAAAATCTTCTGTCCATACTCCTAATTGAACTCTGAAATTATCTGATAGATCTTCTGTAACTGCATTTACTTTTTTGTCATATAATCTTTTCCAATTGCCTGTGACCATCAAGTCATAGCAATCACTCCCACCTATTCCACGTTCTCGATTAACTGTTACATCCATTACTTAATTACTCCCTTGTCTATTCTCTTTGTAAACTTTCCCTCGTACCTGTCGAACTCATGAACCTCAACTGCTATATTGTGTCCTTGTTCTCGAAGAAAGGCTATGCTTCCTGCACCTTTCATTCCAAAGTATTTATCTGTTAACTTTTTATCTAGCACTACAACACTAGGGTAAATATAATATTCATATCTAGTGTCATCTTGATTGATTACTTTAATTGTCATCCCTTACCTTTCTTTCTTCTCCCTAGCTAACGGCTACCTGTTCTGCGTAAAGTGTTGTTAATAATTTGGTAGCCGTTAACTGTAACTAGCTAGACGGGAGAATTATTCTAGCTAGTTATTCCTTTTAAACTTGATTGTATTTCTTCCAAGTTTCTGTGATCATGTCTGCTACTTTATCGATCTCCAATTTATAAAAATCTTTTGGGAGATTCGATACAATATGCAATGTGAAATCATCCTCATCTTTAATTGTATCTTTATTAAGTATGTATTCGCAGTCTATCCATTGTTTGCATTTCCATTTCAAGCTAACTTGATTCAATGCTTTGTCATTTCTATAATCTATTATTTCTATTACTGACATTTTGAACTCCAATGATTGCATAATTCTATCCAATAAAATTCTAACTCTTGTTCATGGTCGGTTAGATCTCCCATTGATAAATCTTTAATTAAGTCTTTTGTTCTTTCGATGTATTCTTCGTAAGAGTCGCAGTCTTTCCCAATCAAATATATTTGGTGCCATAGCTGCTCGTCTTGTTCCATATATAAACTGTTTGTTTTACTCATTTGATTTCCTTTCTAAAGCATAAATCTGATTAGTTGATAGGCACATATTACCCATGCGATTATAAAAAATATTGATATTGATATAGCTATCTTCTCATAAATTCTCATTTGATCCCCCTTAATTAATGAAACTTATTAATGTTTATTCCTAATATAATGCCATCTAAAAATGACAACATTTCTTTTGCTGGTACTCTGTGACAGATTACTGTACTTCCATTGTTTGCAGTTAATTGCCAACCACCATAACAACTAGCATAATTTAATTCATATTTTTTTTTGCCATCTCTGTGAATTGTGATTAGTCTTGCTTCTAGATTTCTTTTTGATATTCTCATTGTGTCTTAAATGGTGGGGTTGTTAGCCCCACCAATCCCCCTTTATTGTTTATGATAAATAAAATGATTTAATAAACCATTTGCCAACTCGCTTCCATATTCATTAGAGTTAGCAAGTTTATTTATATTTGCCCAAAATCTTTTCTGTATTTCTTCTTCAGTAATGTTGGGTAAATGTTTTCTGCATATGTCAGCAAACTTTAGTAAATTTCTATCTCTTAATTGAGAGTAAAATTTATAATCTCCGTTAAACTGCTTGATCTTTTTCATTGTGTAACGTGCCATTTAATGTTCTCCCTTTGTAATAATTAAATGATATAAACAGGATACTAAAAAAATAACATAATGAGAATGTACAATTACGCATAGCAGATATGCAGAAAATGCATAGCTCTGAAAGATCGCTTCAGCAATCTTCCAAAGCTTTAGCTTTGCTAACTTCCCAAGAAAATAACTTGCTAGCTACTGGGGGGCTGACTGCGTTATTTACATGGATCAGTAACCAAAGCTATCCACAATAAAAAATACTTTGGTGTTAACCAAAGGATGACTTCAATCTGTTAAAAGCGACAGTGTCAATATACTTCTCGAATTCCACGGAAGTGTATTGCACACTGGCAAGATGCGATAGTTGATTGAAGCCTTTGGTCAAGACACCAACAGTGGCTTGATTCACGAAAGCAACGGTGCGAAGCAATCGCCAAACAAACAAAGTTAATAAAAGTGCATTATGTTGACTTGACAGAAACGAATCAGTCAGTATACTAACAACTGAAGTAAAACAGTAAAACAGTCGGTTGAAAAAACAAACACATAATGACTAAATTAACTACCTCTCAGACTGCTAATCCAGCCCTTGCTATTTCCCCTAAAGCTAAGAACTTAGTAGATATACTCGTATCCACTGGCTGTACCATTACAGAAGCTTCGAAACTCGCAGGATATAAGGGAAATAGCTCTAGAGTATCTGCTTCGAAGATGCTACGTAAGCCAGAAGTACAGGCGTACATGATGCAAGAAGTCCAAAGGGCTTTTGGATTGCACTCTGCTAGGGCTGTCGCAAAGCTGTCTAAACTATCCACAGACGCAAAATCAGAGTATGTACAACTGGAAGCATCCAAAGACATACTGGATCGTGCTGGATTCAAAGCACCAGACAAACACCAGCATCTAGTGGCTGGTAACTTCTCCATCAACATAGATCTCACATAAACGATCCAGAGCAACTTCGTTGCTTCGGGTGTCAGTTACCCACCCACCACCCACTGACACCCGTTAGTACTGTCTGCTAATGGCAGGCAGACAGTACAAGCTTCGACCTAGTCCGTACCACCCACCCACCCACGGACTAGCCGAAGCTATTTCTAAACTTAGTTGCAACACGCTATGGCGTGAAGCAACCATTTTTTGTCTAGGCTTTTTGGGGGGCTACCCCCAAAAAACCACTAGGCAAGTTACGTAATGGTACTACTCACAAAATTTTTTTCTTCAAAGTCCGTTCAACTTATGGTAGTTATAAAACATGGCATATAAAACACAGGCATGGACAAGGAAAGAAGGCAAGAACCCTAAAGGTGGTTTGAATGCTAAAGGTCGTGCATCTTATAAGAAAGGGACACTAAAGCCCCCAGTTAAGAGTGGTGATAATCCTAGACGTGCATCTTTCCTAGCTAGAATGGGTAATATGGCAGGACCAGAATATAAAGATGGTAAACCAACTAGATTACTATTATCCTTAAAGGTATGGGGTGCTAGTAGTAAAGCAGATGCAAGAAAGAAAGCAAAAGCTATATCAAAAAGACTAAAGGCTAAAAAGGAGAAGAAGTAATGCCTACTAACTTAGATTCATATGGAACGATAAGCAAGATCCTACGCAGTGATGCCGCTTATGGTATGTCTGATAGAAAAAGAAAAGCAAGAAGTAGAAAAGATAAAGCTTCTAAATCTTACCCAACAAAGAAGCCAAGTGACCTAGGTAAAAAAATTTTTTCAACCCCAAAGGCGAAACCTACTGATTTGGAATTACCTTCACTAAAGCCACCGAAGCAAACATTCTCTACTACGAGTAGCACATCA